AATTTCCGAAAGAGCAAGAATAACAGCAAGGGAAGACTTTACTTTTTCGCCTCCAGACTTTGAAGCATACGGCAGTGTCGTTTTTCCGTATTCGTTGATAAGTACATCCAGAGTAGCTTTATCTCCATCCTTTCCTTTTACGGTGCGTTCCATTACAAATTCAACTCCCATGGTTCCGCCGGTCATCTGACCAAGGATGTTATTCGCCGTATCAGTGATATGAGGAATAATATTTCTGACAATCTGATGCGGCACTCCGTCCTGGGAGAATGCCTGTTTCAGCACCTCATACCGAGCCGCTTTCTCTGCATCCCGGGAAATCTCTGCTTTAAGCTGGTTGATTTCTTCATTTGCTTTTTTTGTATCCTCTATCCGCTGAAGCAGCACCCCTTTTCTGACTTGCATGGAAGCTGCTTTTTCCTCCAATTCCATCTTCTTTCTTTCCAGCTCGGAAAGTTTTTCTTCTTTTCCTTCCGGCAATCCAGCAAGTTCTTCGTTCAAACGGATATATTCGGCACACAACTTAGACCACTCTTCATTTTTAAGCCGTTCCCGTTCTTCAAGATCTTTCAGCTTTTCGGCTATATGCTTCTTTCTCTCTGCGTAAACCGGAATATTGGTTTTCTGATCTGCATATATCCGCAGTTCTTCCGATATTCGTTTTGCTTCTTGATATCTTTCAACTGTTTCAGTTAGCTTTAAAACGTTTTCCGTTATCTTATGGCTTTCTAATTTGACCGTAGAGACATTTTCAGTACATGAAACTATTGTTTTATCATTAGAGGCTTTCTCCCCTTCTAAACGGGCTTTTAAAGCTTTCAGTCTGTCTATCTCATCTTTCCGCTTTTGGTAAGTCTCCAGATTAGTGATTTCACTAAGAACGTTCTTCTCCTGTTCCTCTGAATACCCGATTTCTGCAATCTCCTTTTTCTTTTCAGCTGCATACGTTGCGTAATCTTCTTTGGCAATTCGGATACTTTCTTTTATTTCCGCTATCTCTTCTTCCGTCTTTTTGATTTTCGCAACATCTTCCCTGGCTTTTTCAAGAAATCTGCATGTTGCATTTTCAATATCAGGGCATCCGGAATTATCCATAAACTCCTGCTGTTTCTTGTACGAATCAAGATCCGACTCTGCGAGCCGCAATTGTGTAGAAAGACCATGTACAGTTTCGGTTACTTCTCCATGCTTCTTATTTACCTCTGCACATACGGCTGAACACCGGTCCTTTTTCTCCCGTATTTCTGCAAGTTCCTTTCGTTTGTCTTCAAGCTCAGAAAGCTTCTGCGAAATAAGTTCTTCCTCTGCAGTCTCAATCTTAGAAAGTTGTTCCTCTATTGATCGGTTCTGAATTTGAGTTGTGTTAATAATATTTTCATAACGCAGGATCTGGTTTTGTTTTTCTTCCAAAGATCGCTTGCACGACTCGTATTCCATTACATCGGGAGCCAGTTTTTTTACGGTTTCTTCCGCAGCTTCATATTCCGCCGCTTTCGCCATGATGATTTCAGAATTTTTCAGAAAAACATCGCACGTTTCCATTTCTTTCTCTGCTGCTTCCTTCTCGGATTGTATTGAGAGAAGCTCTTTTTTCGCTGTATCAGTAGATTGCAAAAGTTCAGTACTTTTATCCTGTGCCTCTTTACGGTCTGCAATCTGCTTTTTGCATACCTCAATGTCCTGTTCTGTCATCTTACGTATCTGGTCAAATTCAGAAGCCTCTTTTTCCAAATTCTCAAGTTCTCCGTCCGGATTTCCTTTTTCTGCAACGAACTCGGATTTTACTTTTACAGCTTCCTTCT